GGCGGCGTGACCTGTCTAAACTTGTAGCCGACCAGCCCCCTCCGTCACGGCGCGATGCGCCGCGCCACCTCCCCCGCTCCGCAGGGGAGAAGGGAAAACCTCCCTCCCCCTCGATGGGGGAGGGATCGAGGGTGGGGGCGCCTGGCGCTGACGTTCGGGGCGGAGGGCGCTGAAGGCGGCGAACCATCGGCTATCGACGGCGGGCTGCATCCCACCCCCATCCCCGGCCCTTCCCCCATCGAGGGGGAAGGGTGATCGGGTTCAAGCCGCCAGCGCCTGCTGCGCCGCCGTCTGGCCGATCTGCACGGTCTGGCCGCCGGTGAGGTTGATGACGAAGTATTCCACCACGCCCAGGTACTGGACCATGACCACCGCCGTCTGCACCCCGGTGGCGTTGTTGCCGGTCACGCTGACGGAATAGCCGGCGATCTGCGGCGGGGCGCCCGTGGGGTTCTGCATCCCACCCAGGAAAGCGCCGATGGCGCTCTGGGCCTCGCGGATCTCGTCGGGCGTCATCACCTGGCCGACGAACTGGCCGCCGAAGGCGTTCAGGGAGGCGGCGAGGAAGTTGGTCATGGTCGTGTAGGCGTCCTGATGGCGCCCGGCGTCGGAGGAGGTGTTGCGCCCGAAGCGGCAGCCGAAATACGGCCCGCCCGGACAGGGGTTGCAGATCACGTCCCCCCGCGCCCCGGCGATCACCTGCAGGTCGGCGGTGGAGTAGATCTGGTTGGCGGCGCTCTTCTGCGATCCCGCGACCCCGTTCAGGGGTTTGTTGAGGGCGCTCTGTTCGGGCGAATGGGCCACTTTCCAGCCGGCGTAGAAGGCCGCCGGGCTGACCAGGCGGGTCACATTGTTGAAGCTGTCGATGAAATAGAGCCAGTCGCCGACCATGGCCTTGAACCAGGGGTTGTCCACCCACGCCGCGGCCATGTCGGTGGCGAAGGACGCAGGGGTGCCGCCGGCGGCGGAGGCGTCCACCATCTCCAGGCTCTCGCTTTCGGCAAAGGCGAGCTGGGTGCTCCAGTTGGTGGGGGTGGCGCCCTCGGCCAGCAGGGCGATGGCGCAGCCGACGCCGCGCAGGGCGTACATGCCGGTGCGGGCCGCGCCGTCGGTCCCGATCATCTGCGTCGCCGTCACCCCCGCCCCGTCCGTGCCGCCCGAAAGGGTGGTGGCGCCGACCACCGGCGCGGCGGTCCCGGCGCCCGCCGTGGCGACGGCGAGCTGGGAGGGGCCACGGGTGGCGCTCTGGCCGTTGTTGATGGCGTTGGCGGCGGCGGCCCAGAAGGCGGCGCCGGTTCCGGAGAGGTTGTCGAAGGTCTCCGGCGTCTGGCCCGTCAGGCTGAGGGTGATCTTGAAGGTGTTGGCGGCCGATCCGGCGGCGATGGCGGCGGTCAGCGCATTGCCCGCCACGCCGGTGTATTTGGCCGTCAGCGTCAGGCAGCTCGTCTGGATCACGCCCGTGGCCGCCATATCCGTGCCGTCGGAGACCCGCACCGGGGCGAACACGTTGGCCCCCTGCAGGGCGGCGATCAGGATGTGGGTGCAAAGATCGTGGCCCCGGTTCTTCACCCCGCCGAACGCCGTCAGCGCCTGGGCCGCCGACATGGGCTGGGCGGCGTTCAGCGGCCCCCAGGAGCCGACGCCGACGATGCCGAGGATGTCGGATGCAACCCCCTGCACCGGGGCGGCGGGCGGAGCGAGGACGTTCAGATAGACGTCGGGAATGACCAGGGCGGACGGGTTGAGCCCGCCCTGCGAGGTGATCGTCATGGGGATCTCCAGAAACGACGACGCCGATGAGGGCGGCGCGGGTGGGGGGGATTTCCCCTCGCCCTCGATGGGAGAGGGGTCAGGGGTGAGGGTGCTCGCACCGGCGCTTGGGGTGGTTCGGAGTGGGCGCCGCCAGAGACTCCACGGCAACGATCGGCGGGCCGTTCCCACCCCCATCCCCGACCCTTCCCCCATCGAGGGGGAAGGGAGCGATACCTCCTCCCCTGCGAAGCGGGGGAGGTGGCGCGGCGCATAGCGCCGTGACGGAGGGGGCTGGTCGGCTGCGAGGTTAGACGGATTGCGCCGCCGCCAGCCCGATCAGGGGCGTTGACCGTGCGAACGCCGGGTCTCCCACCGACAACGCGGCGCCCGGACAGCCCCCTCCGTCTCGCGCTGACGCGCGATCCACCTCCCCCGCTTTCGCAGGGGAGGAGAAAGCTTAAAGACTCTCCAAGATCACCGCGCGCTTGAACGCGGCGTTGCTGGCGGTGGGCAGCACGCTCGGGTTGGCCGTGGTGTCCGTGGGCGCCACGAAGCCGCCGATGTAGGACCAGGACTGGGTGACCACCTGTTTCAAGGCGTCGATGGGCTCGCGGGTGATGTGGGCGATGTCGTCGACGATGGTGGTCAGGTTGCCGTCGTCCACGTCGTTGGCGGCCTCATAGCCCGTGCGGGTCATGACGCCCTCGATCAGGGCGCCCTGGCCGCAGATCACCGCCCGGCGCACGGTCCCGACGTTGGCCAGGGTCTGCACCGGGTTCATGTTGGTCTCGACGATATCGACTTCCAAGAGCTCGGCCACCTTGCCCTTGCGATATTCCTCCGAGTCCGGCTTGCCGCGGAAGAAGGACTGGAAGGCCGGGTCCTGATAAAGCCCGGTGAGCTGGATCGGGTCGGCGTAGCAGATGTAGTTGCCGGTGGCGTCCGAGGGCGGCACGTTGTTGGCCGCCAGGTTCGCCTTGCCGGTGAGGATCATCTGGATGGTCAGCCGCCCGGCGTTGATCCCGGTGGTCGCATTGATGGCGGCGGTGGAGGCGGCCATCGCCCCGCCCGAGACGGTGGACGGGCGCATGATCAGCGGCGCGGTGGAGGCGACCACCGCATTGCCCGCCGCCCCGTCCGAGGTGGAGACATTGGCGGCGAAGGTCAAAACGCCGGAGAAACCGCCGGGCGCGGTGGAGGCGTTCGACCCCGTGCCCGAGAAGCTGAGCCCCGCCAGCCACGGGTTCACCCCCGCCGCCGGCGCGCCGCCGTCCGCCACCGCGCCGATGCAGCTATAAGAGCCTGCGCCCACGGTCACCGTGATCGGATTGGTCGAGGAGACCGGCACGGGCTGACCCAGCGCATTCAGGGTGGTGAAGAAGCCCCGCACATCGTCCACCGCCAGCGACGGTCCGGCCGACGTCAGCGCCGTCTTCACCCGGGTGTTGCCGCCCATATAGGACGCGAAGAGGGCGTCGCGGGCCAGGGTGTCCACCGAACGCTGGGCGTTCTCGCCGAGGGTCCAGGCGTTGCGCAGGAACAGGCTGTCGATGGCCACCTTGGAGGTCGCCACGTTCAGCATCATCGGCTTGGCGTATTGGGCGACGCCCAAGACGTACTGCTCCACCGAATAGTTGTCCGGCGTCAGGCCCGAGGTGATGTCGGCGACCCCGGCGGCGGCCATGGGCGTGGTGACCGGCGCGAGCAGGCCCGTTCGGGTCTTGGTGATGCTCTCGCCCACGCCGGCGAGGAAGGGTTCGCGGTCGGCCACGGCGCGAAAGCCGAGCTTGGCGGTGAGCGGCTGGCGAAAGCGCCGCTCCAGATAGCCGCCTTGAATGACCGACTGGATCGCGGTGGGAAGATCGTTGAGCGCCATGGGGCGGGTGTCCTTTCAGGGTTTGCTGGATGACAGCCCCTGGAGGTCTTCTCCCGGTGGGCGGAGCGGGCCGTGGCCCTTTGGGTAGCTAGGTCGGCGGCCCGCGCCCGGCGTCGATCCGGGCCAGGGCGGCGTCGAACTCCGCCTCCGTCATCTCGGCGGCGCGCTTCCTGGCGGGCGGCGTCGGCGAGGGCGGGCGGGTGGCGGTGTGCGAGGTGGAGGCGGCGCGCGCCTCGAAGAGGTACGGCTTGGCGGCCTTCAGATCGGCGATCATCTGGTCCACGCCCTCGACCTCGGCGTTCTGGTTCAAGCGCAACTGCGAAACATCGGCGAGCTTCAGCCCGTCGAGATCGCGCATCCCGGCGGCGAGGGCGGCGGCGCGCAGCTCCGCGTGAATGATCCGCTGGGCGGCGGCTTCCTCGGCCTTGGCGGCGCGCTGATCGGCCTCCGCCCTCGCCTGTTCGGCGGCGGCCTCGGCGGCCTTGGCCCGCCCCTCATGCTCCTGCGCTTTCAGCCGCCAGCCTTTGTTCTCATTGCGCAACTCCGCGACGTACTCACGGGAGAAGGCTTCGGGCTCCTTGGCGGGCGGGGGCTCGCGCGCAGGCAGAGCGTCGGGCGCGGCGGTCGCCGCGTCGGCAAGGTCGGACATCGGGTCCTCTTGGGGATAAGGCCGCATCGGCGGCGAAGGAGCGCCTGCGTTCGGCGTCAGCCGATGGGCAGGCGGTTAAGAGGCGCCTTCCGGCGGAGCCTTGGGGACCGGCGCGCGGAAATGATCGTTCAGCCCTTGAGCTTCGCGTTCAGCCATCGTCCATCCCAATACGCGCTGCAAGTCGTCCGGCAAGGTGCTGATCGTCGGCGTCGCGAACCGATCCGTTTCATCGCGTGGGCAAAAGAACGGTTTGGCCCAGGGAAGCCAAAGCACATTGTCGAGGTCGAAGCGGGTCGGTTGCGGAAGTCGAAGAAGGTTGAGCAATGTCACGTTCGCCAAGGCGAAATCGTTCAAGCGGCGCTCATGCTTCATCTTGGAGGTGCCGTAGGCTACCTGAACGTAGAAGCGATCAGCGGGCGGATCGTCCGCATAACGGACCTTGAAAACCAGAGCCGGACGCTCTTTAGGTCCGGGAACGCCGGGCGCCAGATGATCGGGGAATTTGCACCATACGATGCTGGCGGGCGATGGAATGGTTCCGGGCGGCCACCATTCCAGCTCTAGGCCTTTACCCAGATCTAGGCCTTTACCAGCTGAACTCATGGACGAGCGCGCCCATCTTGGTCTCGTCCTGCGGCGCGTGTTCGCGCAGCGCCGCGAGTTGCGCCTTGGTGAGCTCGTCGGAATAGTCCGCGGGCTTGGGCGCGGGGATCGATGCGGGGGGCGCGCGGTCGTGATCGGGGCGTGGGGTACGGCCGCTCATAGGGCCCTCGTTTTCTGTCCAAATACCATAAAGGCGATAAAGCCGAACCTTACACTCATGCCGTTGAACCGCACCTGACCGTCTTGGTTCCGCTCCCCAGCGTCTCGTGGTGGGCCGATGGATCGCACGGAGCAAGCCCCGCGTCTAGCCAAACGCCGTCACAAGCATGCTTCATCGCCCTTAAATATAGGTAAGGGCGTCCATGGCGCCACGCGCCTGTTTCCCGCTTCCCAAAGCTTTACACACGCTTAGTCCGACGTTTCCGCCGCCACAGGCTCCGGCTCCGGCGCACGCGCCCCCTCCGCCTCCGGCGCCCCGCCAACCTCCCCCTCGATCCGCGCCACCTCGGCCCCCACGTCCTCGATGTCGTAGTTGGCGGCGAGCGCCCGCACCGCCGTCTCCCGGCTCATCACCCCGCCCTTGGCCAGGGTGGTCAGGGTCTGGCCTTGCAGCTGCAGGTCGGCGTAGGTGGGGTGGTGCCAGGCGGGCCATTTCAGGGCGATCTCGGCCTCGGGCGCGAGCTCGGGCAAGGGGCGGCCCATCACCGTCAGGGGCCGCGTGCGGTGGGCGGCGAGGGCCATGCGCAGGAGGTGCAAAAGCGCCCCTTCGCCATAGGAGACGCGCAGGCGGTCGGTGAGCCAGATCAGCGACTGGTTCATCAGCTCCATCGCCCGGCCCGACTGGGCGGCGGAGAGCTTTTCGGCCGAGGCGCGGTTGCCGTGGGCGGTCTCAAGGGCCAGTTCGCGCAAGGCCCGCACCCACTCCAGCACCACCTGGAAGGCCGAGCCGCCGAGCTCGAGCAGCTTGGCCTCCCCGCCCGCGTCCATCACCAGGGCGTTGGCGGGGGACTTGATCATCTGGCCGTCCTCCGCCGCCGGCTCTTTCAGAACCAGTTGCGGGTCCATGGAATATTTCAGCCCGCGCCCGCCCTGGGACAGCTGATATTCCAGCTCGATCATGGTCTCGATGGCGGCGGAGAAGGTGCAGGCGCCGTCGATGTCGCTGAACTGCAAGGGGCCGGGTTCGAGGAGGCGGAGCTTCCCCGGCAGGTTCTTCACCCACACCCAGGGCACGAAGCCGAGGCCGTGGCGCACCGTGCGGGCCAGATCGACCACGGGCGGGGCGTCATCGCCCACGCGCTGGGGCAAAAACCAGGTTTCCGCCTGATCGTCCCAGGTGCGGGCGAACCAGAAATCCTCCGTAAGATCCGGATCGGCGACCGCATAACCCTGCGCTTTTAAGGCGGCGCCCTTGACCTTGTAACGCTCGGCCAGGGTCATCAGGGCGTCGGGGTTGGCGGGCTGAAAGCTCGGCGTCAGGAATTCGGTGGAGTGGACGGAAAAGAACGCCCGATGCCCGCCGCCCGCCTGCTCCAGAATCCGCATCTGCACGGCGATGGAGCCGACGGAGCCCTGCATGGCCGCCTCCAGCATCACCGCGTTCAGGCCCGTCTCCTTGATCAGGCCCGCCAGGGCGCGGCTGATCTCGGCGTCCTCGCAATGGGGCGTCGGGAAGTGGCCTTCGGAGAAGAGCAGACTGACGCTGTCGTCCACCACCAGGCGGCAGAGGTTGTAGCGCACGGACGGGCGCCGCTCGCGCAGGGGAATATACTCCCCGCCCCCGGTCTGCTCCTGGTGAAAGCCGTAGGCCATGTGTTCGTAGAGGGCGCCTTCCAGCACGCGGCGGTTCACGTCGATGGTGAACTGGCGAGGCGGGTAATCCCGGTCCCGGTCGATCTTGGCGAGGATGGATCGGAACACGTCATCTCCCCAGAAGTGGAAGGCGCACCTGGCGGGCGGGGGCGCGGCGGCGGATCAAGGGCGAGAGGGCATAGCGGGCGGCGTCCCACACGTGGTCGTCGCCGGGCAAAAGTTCGGGCATCACATCCCCCGTCAGCCGATCCTGACGCCAGCGCCAGAGCCGCGCCTCGCGGATGGCGTTGACGCACGCGGGGTGGATGACGATGCGGTCGTAGGACCTCAGGTGCTCCACCCCGTCCTGCACCGACCCCGGCCATTTCTCGGCGGCGAGAAGGCGCGGAAAGCCGTGGCGGCGCAGATAGCTGATGGTCTCCGGCCGCGCGGCGTCGGCGCGGATCACGTGCGTCTCGGCCCCCGCAATGGTGCGGAACAGGGCCGGCAGGTTGTCGATCTCCACGCCCGCGCCATAGGCCTCGGCTTCGAGGTAGAGCGTGCGCCCGTTGACCCACAGCTTCACCAGCGCCGTCGGATCGACGGAATAGCCCCAGTCGGCGCCGAAATAGGGTCCGTCCCACCCCGCGCCCGGCGCCAGCCCCTCCACCACGCAGCGCCCGCGCAACACCTGGGCGTCGCTGACCGCCTGATAGCCGCCGAGCCAGACGTGGGCGTATTTGTCGAGATCGCTCCGCCGATCGCGCGCCATGTCGCGCTTTAGCCCGGCGGGAAACCAGGGGTTGTCGGGATAGTTGGCCCGCACCAGGCGAAAATCGGGATCGGCCTCGTTGCTGAGGAAAAAGCGGTCCACCGGATCGGCC